TATTGCGGTCGTTTCTTTTACAAGGATGGCACTGTAGGTGTTCCTGCCACCCGTTATTACACACCAACTGACTATTACATTCAGCCAGTTGATGATTTTGTGAGCATTAGCGAGATTGCAACTGATGATAATTTTGATCGTACCTACGGAACAGTATGGACCGCTGACGATTCAATGTTTGAACCAGTCAACAATCCTTCACGCGGTTGGCCAATGTCTCGTATTTTGGCAGTAGGTTCTTATGTTTTTCCGTGGAACTTGCCACAATCAGTGCGAGTTAAAGGCGTTTTTGGATGGTCAGATGTACCTTACGAAGTAAAAACCGCAGCAAAAATTCAAGCATCTCGCCTGTTCTTGCGTAACCAGTCACCATTTGGCATTGCTGGTAATACAGACTTGGGAACAGTGCGCTTGGCTGCAAAGCTAGATGCCGATGTAGAGGCTCTGTTGCGCCCTCTGCGCAAGAATAATGGGTTGGCTAAGTAATGCAACCAAGTGCCGTTAGAAACGGCTTAAAAACCAACCTAGAGGCGATTCCGAATATGCGGGTGTACGAGTTACTACCTACAGTGCCAGTTGCCCCTGCAGCCATTGTTGGCCAGTTGGACTTTACCTTTGATTTGAACAATGCCCGTGGTTTAGACCAGGCAAACTTAGATGTTGTTGTTTTGGTTGCACGCTTTACAGAGCGTTCAGGCCAAAACGAACTTGATAAGTACCTAGCAGGTAGCGGGGATTACTCAATCAAGGCAGCAATTGAATCTGATCTAACTCTTGGTGGGGCTTGCAATACCTTGCGAGTCACATCAGCCGAAGCGGGAAGTTATTCTGCAGGGGATATTGAGTTTCTTTCATACCGTTACCGTCTCACCGTTTGGGGATAAGGAGAAAAATGAGCTACACAGTTACCTCAGATAATTTTGAGGCGAAGAAAAAAGGCGAAACAATCACCGATAAAGAATTGCTTGATCTAGGACTTAACGCAGATGCCCTAGTTGCAGGCGAACACATCAAGAAATCAGCACAAATCAAACCAGCAACAGTAGAGGAAACAAAATAATGGCCCGTATTGTCCTAACAGATGCTTCAGTTGTAATCAATGGCATCAATCTCAGCGAGTTTATTACGAGCGTGGCAATTTCAACATCAGATGATGTTGTTGAAACAACAGGTATGGGTTCAGGTGGAGCGCGTACCCGTGTTGCTGGCCTTGCTGATAACTCAGTTACATTTGAATTCAATCAGGATTTTGCAACATCAGGCCCTGAAGTGACAATCAACGCAGTTGGTTCATCACTTGTTGGAACAGTTACAACTTGCGTTGTAAAGCCAACATCAGCAGCCGTTGGTGCAAGCAATCCTAGTTACACATTTTCTGCGGTTTGCGCCGAGTGGCAACCTCTTTCAGCAGCCGTGGGCGAGTTGGCCACCGTCTCTGCAACTTGGCCGATCTCAGGCACAATCACAAAGGCGGTTGCATAATATGGCGCGTTTAGTTCTTACAAATGCGTATGTTGTCTATGCAAGCAACGACATTTCGCAATATGTAACATCAGTTAGCCTTTCAACAAGCGTGGATGTTATTGAAACTACAGGGCTTGGTTCGTCAGCTCGCACACGCGTTGGCGGATTGTTTGACAATTCAATTACTTTAGAATTCAACCAAGATTTTGCAGACAATGCCCTTGAAGAACTAATCAACGGCACATCACTTGCAACATCAACTGTTGGAACAAGTGTAGCAATGGAGATTCGCCCAGTTAACGCAGCAGTTAGCGCAAGCAATCCAAAATACACATTCAACGCGTTGATTTCAGAATGGCAGCCACTATCAGGTGCCGTTGGTGAGTTAGTTTCTGTCAGCGCATCTTGGCCGATCTCAGGCGTTATCACAAAAGCAATTTCATAATCTACTAAGGGGGAAAAGATGGATGGATTAGCAATAAAGGTAAAAACAACTGATGGTGTTGAGGCCTCTTACAAGTTAACGCCTCGCATTATTGTTGCATTTGAACAAAACTTTGGTAAAGGTATGCCAAAATTATTGGGCGAAGAACAAAGAGTTGAACACATCTATTGGCTGGCGTGGAAAGCAATGCAGGTTAACGGAGTGGTTGTTAAACTTTTTTCACCTGAATTTTTGGACACAATAGTTTCAGCCGAACTGGATGCTGATAGTTCTTTCGAATCCACCGCAACAGTTTAACTTACACGATTGCAGCCGTTGCGGTTGAAACTGGGATTAGTCCTAATGAACTACTTGATGCACCCGAAGGAATCCTTGAAGCAATCACGATCTATATGAAGGAACGAGCTAAAGCCAATGGCTGATGATGTAATTGTTCTTACAGGTATCAAGGAAACTTTGGATGCGCTAAAAGAGTTTGATAAAGATGCGGTTAAACGCTTCAATAAAGTTATCAATACTGAACTTGCTGGCGCTCAAAGAGATGCCAAGAATCTAATTAGTGAAGAACCACCGATGAGTGGCTGGCGCACATCCGATGCTGCCAATCCTACTAAAACTCGCGGTGGCAAAGGTTGGCCTGGGTGGAACGCTGGCGAGATTCAATCAAAGATTACTAAAACAAGAGCCGAAGGCAAGGTTCGTAAAGGTGACTTTACAACCAGCGCAGGTGCCTTGCTCAACAAGTCTGCAGCAGGTGCAATCTTTGAAGTTGCTGGTAGAAAAGCATCAGGAACTAAGCGAATGTTTGCAACAGATAGCGGTGGCCAATTCCTAAGAACTTTGGGCAACAGATTTGGCAAGGCTTCGCGTGTAGTATGGCGTGTTGTTGATAAAGATAGAGTAAAGATTCAAGCAAATGTAGATCGTGCTTTAGAGGAAGCAAAAGCACAATTGCAAAGAGAATTGAACAGAGAGCGAGCATAACAAATGGCAGTTGGCGCAATTGTAGCCCGCATCCTCACCCAGTATTCCAATAAAGGTTCAAAGGCTGCTCAAAAAGACATTGTTGCATTGCAGAAAAAGTTTGATGCCTTTGGCAAAAAAACTGCAAGAGCATTTGGCATTGCAACCGCAGCATCTGCAGCCTTTGCGCTCAAGATTGGCAAGGATGCAGTTCAGGCAGCAATTGCAGATCAGAAATCTCAGGCGCTTCTTGCCAACTCATTAAAGAACACAGTTGGCGCAACTGATAATGCAATTACTGGCGTTGAAAGCTACATAACTTCGCTACAAAAGCAATTCTCTGTTGTGGATGATGATTTGCGCCCTGCGATGGCTCGGTTGACGGCTGCCACGGGGTCAATTACTAGCGCACAATCTTTGATGCAAACTGCTCTAGATGTAAGTGCTTCATCAGGTGCCGATCTTGCAACATCTGTTGGGGCAATTATTAAGGCAACCAGTGGCCAATTCAAGGCACTTAAAACCCTTGTGCCAAGTCTAAGTAATGCAACAATTAAATCAAAAGACTTTGGCAAGGCGCTTGAAGAAGTTACTAAGGCAACTTCGGGTGCAGCGGCAAAGCGTGCTGGCACTCTTGAGTTTAGATTGCAAGGTTTAAGAATTGCCTTTGGTGAAATCCTTGAAACTCTTGGTTATGCACTTTTGCCAGTTATGGAAAAGTTTGCAGCCGTAGTTTCAACCAAAATTTTGCCACAACTTGAAGCCTTTATTACGGCCAACAAAGACAAAATGGCAGCATCATTTAAGGTGGCCGCAGAGTTTGCGGTTCAATTCCTTGCAGCACTTATCTCTATTGGTAACTGGATTGCAAACAACACTGGCAAAGTAAAGGCGATTGCTGCACTGTTTGCACTAATGTTTGTTACCAGCAAAGTTTATTCAATGATTACTGCGATCAACTTACTAACCGCTGCCCTTGTTAGAATGAATGTTGCAATGGGTGCAGGTTTGATTGGTCCAATCACAAAAGGCGCTGCAAAGGGTGGATTATTTGCAACGGCTGGTGTTGCACTTGCTGGTGGCAGTTTCTTTGCTAATTTAGGAACAAGTATTGCGGCAGCAATACCTGGCACAACTGCAAACAGGGCAAAAAACGCTAAAAATGTTTTCAGTAACCCTGCATACGGGCCAATGTCACCATCTGCAGGTGATGTAATGAATGGTTTTGGTAGAACAAAAGGAACTATTCCAACAGTTAACAATGAACTTCAGGCTTTTATTGATGCACTCAATGCCGCCAATAAATCGCTCAAAACTGCCAAAACATTGCAAGATAAAATCAACGCTGAAGCGGTGCGCCAAAATCTTGCACGCCAAGCAAAACTTTCAGGTTCATCTACCATTGCAATTGGCGCTGCTGGTTCAAAGGCTTACGGCAACAGAGGCGGCACAACTGTAGTTGTGAACAACGCTGGTTCAGTAGTTACAAATGAAGATTTAGTTACCAGCATTGTTAACGGCATTGAGCGAACAACTCGCCGTAGCTTCGGAACGACTGGGGCGTTTGATAGATAATGGCAGCCTTCGATGGAGTAACCACACCTTCAGTTGCCGTTCAGTTCTTAAAAAGCGGAACTTGGACTTCAGTTACAACAACTGATGTAATTCAAATTGATATTCGCCGTGGTCGAACACGCCAAAATGAACGCGATCAGGCAGGCATCTCAGTTATTGTTTTCAATAACACCAGCGGTTATTACGACCCTGATAACACCAGCGGTTCAAATCCGTGGGTAGTTTCAGGCACAAATATCCTGCGCGATGGTTTGCAAATGCGCATTGTGGCAACAATTGGTGGAACACCTTATTACCTTTACTACGGCTTTCTTGAAGAAACCAAAGTTAACCAGGGTGAAGCGCCTAGTTCAACAATGACTTTTGTTGATGGCATTGCATATATTGCCGATGCCCAGGCACCAGCACTGGCAGCGCCAGCAAACGCCGAAACCGCAGCCACACGCGTTGGCCGTATGTTAACAATTGCATTATGGGGCGGTTCATCTAGCCTTACTGGAACTGTAGGGATGCTTGCAACTGTTCAAGGTCGTTCTTGTATGGAGTTGATTTACCAAGCAGTTGATGCCATTGCTGGCCGTTTTTATATCTCACGCTCAGGTGTTGCAACCCTTGTGCCATTAGCAGATAAGTTCAGCCGCCCAACTCAATTGCTTTTTACCGATACTCAAGCAAGCAACACTGTTAGTTATATGCAACTTTTCACCAATCCTGGTACTTACTTTGTTGTAAATCAGGCAATCGTTAATCGTGGTGATTACAACCAATACACATCTTTATACACGCCAAGTTCAAGTGCTTATGGCATTGCTAAAAATGTTCTTGATGCGCCAGTTGCAACAGATTCAAATGCTCAAAATTTAGCTTTGTATGAATCACGCAAATTGGCTGAACCCGTTACCTATGTTGAACGCATTGATTTTAACGCTTTGGCGCTTGGCACTTATGGCGCTTTGTATCCTGACTTTCTAGCAACAGAATTATCCGATCAGGTAAGCGTTGTGCGCTCAGGTCGGCAGTGGAACCTTGTAGTTGAAGGTATGGCACACACCATCACCCAAAACAATTGGGTTTGTTCTTATACCACCAGCGCCATTAACCCGTACTCAATCACAATCTAGGGGGTAGCAGATGCCATTGTGTCCACAAATCACTAATACCCCAATTACAGTTTCTTTAACTGGCAGTTTTACAGTTACCAGCGTTCTACCTACTGGCAAAAATAAAACTTATTACCAAACTACTGCACCAATAGGCGGGATGCTTGAAGGCGATCTTTGGGTTGATACAGATGATGGCAATAAAATGTATCGCTATACATCAGGTTCTTGGGTGTCTGTTCAAGATGGAGCTATTGCCACTGCAAACGCAAACGCATCAACGGCAATAACAACTGCTAACGCGGCAGCGGCAACGGCAGCAACTGCACAAAGCACTGCCAATACTGCCCTTGCCAATGCTGCAACTGCATATTCTGCTGCTATAGGTTCATTACAACCAAGCGCAAGCACAATTGTTAACGCAAGCAACCAAATGACTGCAATTGCAGCCAATGGCATTACAGTTTATTCAGGTTCATCTGCCTCTAGCGGTGCGCGTGTTGTTCTTAACTCGGCTGGCCTTGCAGGTTTCAATAGCGGTGGTACTGCCACATTTTCAATCAGCGCCTCAACAGGTGCAGCAGTATTTTCAGGCTCTGTTACAGGTTCAACCATTACGGGTGGAACACTTAACATTGCAGGTAATGCCATTATTGATGCAAGCGGTTTATTGACCGCAACAGGTGCAACAATTACTGGCACGATCAATGCAACCGCTGGTTACTTTGGCACCGCAAGCAATGGTTGGTCTATTAGCTCGACTGGTTTAGTTGGTGTTGGAACTGGAACAATTGTTACAAGCACTGGTTCTAACGCAATTGTTTTAAGTAGCACTGATAATGCAATTGGCATTAAAAGCGGTGGTTCTTACGCTGGTTGGATTGGAAGCATTGGCAGCGGTGCAATTTTAATCCACTACGGAACAAGTCCAAGTAGCGTAGCCTACCCACGCGCTGCAATGAGTTCAACGGCTGGAACTTTATCGGGAACTGCAAGTTCGGGTTATTCGGCAAATACTGATGGCACAAACACGATTGCTGGCATTACTAGATTCTTTAATAGTGTTCAGGTAGATCAAAGCATTACGGCAGGTTCAAGCGGTTCGTTGTTTGAATTCTTATCTTCAACTGGAAATGTGCGCGTTGCGCAAACATATAGCACTGTTGCATCATCTCGCGCAATGTATGTTTCAACTGCTGGGCTTTATGGCACTCTTTCTTCAACCGAAAAGCGCAAAAAAGACATTGAACCATATCAAATTGATGAAGATGCTTTGCTTGCATTAGATGTGCAAACATTTAGATTCAAAGATGAATTAGATGATGACCAAGAACGCCAATATGGTTTTATTGCCGAAGATGCAGATGCGCTTGGGTTATTTGAACTTGTTGGCTATGACAAAGAGGGATTGCCTGATTACTTTGCATATGACAAATTAGGTATTTTCTTAATCCCAATTGTTCGTAAATTAAAAGCTGAAATAGATCAACTCAAGGGGGAATAATGGAAAAAGAAGTAGATATTCAAGAAGTCTTAAAGAACTTGCGCGAAACCATTGGCGTACTCGCCCAGGAAAATGCAGTTCTAAAGGCACAACTCACATCACTTAACTCATAACGGGAGAACCGCGCAAATGACACCAGCAAACTGGGCAGGCCTTATTGTTTCACTTATCGCAATTGTTTCTGCATTTGCAGGCTCGGTGCGATGGCTTGTAAAGCATTACCTGAACGAACTCAAGCCCAATGGTGGCAGTTCAATGCGCGATTCAATTAACAGACTTGAAGCCCAAATGGAGTTAATCCTAGAGTTGGTGAAAACAAAGTGAAGTTAGCAAAGAAGGCAACACCAGCGGCAGTGGCAGTGCTACGCCAAGCCACCGCCCTGAAGCCATTGCGCAAGAAGGCATCTGACGGCTTACTGCCATCTGCTGCCCATCAGGTTCAAAATCCAAAGTCAGATCACAATACTGGCCTAGCCGTGGACTTAACCCACGACCCAAAAAACGGCATTGATTGCGCTGAAATCTTTGAAAAGCTAAAAGAGGACAAGCGCGTTGAATATCTAATTTTTAATAGCAAGATTTGGTCAAAGGCAAGAGCCAAAGAAGGCAACCGCAAATACACGGGTAGCAATCCGCACACCAAGCACATTCATATTTCAATCAAAGAAGAATTATCAACAGACACATCACCCTGGTTTTGGTGGCTTAATCAGCCCAAAATAATTACACAAATCGGTGCTAAAATCGTACCGATTCCTGCTAAAAAAGCATACAAAGCCGAAGTTTGCACTTGTTGCAAAGTCCACGGCAAGAAATAAGGGAGCAATCAAATGGAACAATTCAAGCAAATCACACTTTCTTGGTTTCGCGCAGCGGCGGCAGCAAGTATTGCCTTGTACCTTGCGGGCGAGACTGATCTAAAGACTCTTGGAATGGCCGCCGTTGCTGGCGCTGCTGGTCCAATCCTCAAGTGGCTAGATTCATCAGCCGTAGATTTCGGCAGAGGCTCAAAGTAATCCACCCTTAAATTTTGGAGTAAATAAATGGCAGGCAGTTACAACTTCACAATCGAGCAAGGCGCAACTTTCAATCTTTTAATGACTTGGAAAATTGACGATGTGCCAGTGAACCTTACTGGTTACACTGCCCGCCTACAGGCACGCATTGATGTTGATGAAACTGAAACAATCTTGTCACTTACAACAGGTGCTGGCATCACACTTGGCGGTGCCGCTGGCACTATCACTTTAGATCAGACTGCAACACAAACTGCACTCTTGCCAAAAGGTGAGTATGTGTATGACTTAGAGCTACAAACAAGCGGTGGCGTTGTTACTCGCTTGCTACAAGGTGAACTCAACATTTCTGCAGAGGTGACTCGATAATGGCCACAAGCGTTGTAACAATTAACACCGAAAACATTGATGTCATTATTTCTAATGCACAAGGCCCACAAGGTCCAGGTGGTGCTACAGGTCCAACAGGTCCAGCGGGTCCAACTGGTGCAACAGGTGCTGGTACAACGGGTGCAACTGGTCCAACAGGTGTTCAAGGTGCAACTGGTCCGACAGGTGCAACTGGTGCAGCATCAACAGTTCCTGGACCAACAGGTGCAACTGGACCTGTTGGCGCAACTGGCGCTACAGGTGCAACAGGTGCTGCCTCAACAGTTGCTGGTCCAACTGGTGCTACTGGACCGCAAGGAATTCAAGGTATTCAAGGAATTCAGGGCGTAGTTGGCGCAACTGGTGCGACAGGCGTGCAAGGAAATGTAGGCGCAACTGGACCTGCAGGTGCAACTGGAGTAACAGGGGCAACTGGTGCAACAGGTGCCAGCGGTGCTACAGGTCCAACAGGTGCAACAGGTGATACTGGTGCTGCACTTTCTATTCTTGGTTCTTATGCAACAGAGGCAGCTTTAATTGCAGCACATCCAACAGGCAATGCAGGCGATGCTTACATTGTTGGTGCTGATCTGTATGTGTGGAATGTTGCAACTTCAGCGTGGCTTAATACTGGCCAAATTCAAGGCCCAACAGGTCCAACAGGTTCAACTGGTCCAATCGGAGCAACAGGTGCAACAGGTCCAGTAGGTGCAACAGGCAATACTGGCGCAACTGGAGCAACAGGTTCAACTGGACCAATTGGAGCAACAGGTTCTACTGGCCCAATTGGTGCAACAGGTGCAACTGGTCCTCAAGGTTACACAACTGGCCGTTTTTACTATTTCAATGAAACAATCACAGAGTTAACAGGATTTAAGCAACTAGGTGAAGAACCAGTTACTGCCGCTGAACAATCAATTAACATTTCAGCTACTGTTACACCTGTTCTTATTCAATCTTACATAACACCTGAATTTGGTTTCTCACTTATTCCATCAGGTGTTCAGCGTTTCTATCTTTTTGGTTTGAAAACAAACAATGCAGACAATGTGCAAATGTTTTGTACGCTAAAACTTGCAAACTCTGCAGGCACTGTTATTTCAACAATCGGTAGCACTGACCCAACATTAGTGAGCTACAACTCAACAAATCCTGTTGAAGTTAAAACAGAGATTGTTTTGCCATCAACTACTGTTGACCCAACCAACCGAATGATCGTAGAAATCTACGGTTCAGTTCAATCAGGCGGTGCCAAGAGCCTTACCTATTACACACAAGGTTCACAACATTATTCTTATGTAATTACCTCACTTCAAGCCCCTGAAGGTCCAGTTGGAGCAACAGGCGCGACAGGTGCCACTGGCCCAATCGGCGCAACTGGCGCAGTCGGTCCAACAGGTCCGATAGGTGCCACTGGCCCAGTCGGTGCCACTGGTGCCAACGGTGTTGATGGTGCAACTGGTGCAACTGGACCTACTGGCCCAATCGGTGCAACAGGTCCTCAAGGTGTTTCAGGTGCAGATGGCGCAACTGGTGTTAC